TTCTATCTGCAAGACGAACGGGCTTTATTACCTGTATGACCGCATCGACAGATCGGGAGAAATCACACAATGGCTGGGCGACGCCTGCGCCCTCTATCCTCTGGACGGCCTGCCTATTCTGGACGAAGAAAGTTTCTGCGCCGTGTTCGATATTACCGGGAAGCAACGCGAAAAAATTCTTTTCCGGCATGAGCGCTTGCCGGAACACCTGAACGTCGAGGACGTGGCGGCGGGCGACAAACTGGTTCGGGAGTACGAAACGACCTTTATCAATGGCGGGTTGCGCTTGAAGCCGCTGAAAACGAACAACGGCGTTATATTCATTCGGAGCCTGTACCTTTCGCCGCTGGAAGACGTTATCGACATGGTGCAATTCTACGAGCGGACCACGCCGCAGGGCGGTTCGTACATCGTCGCAAAGGCCGGGTTCCTGACGGCGGCGGTCATCATGCCTTATGTCATTAGTAAGAAATTCGCCGACGAACTGGAAGAACTGTCCTATCAATGCCGCCACTTCCTGAACACCCGGAGCGCATTCACCACCCCGGCGGCGGAGGACGAAGAAGAGCCGGACGAAAACCAGACGACCACGTTTGACGCGGAAGCGGCGGAGGACACGGAATGAAAGCTTTTACCGTGTATCAGCCATACGCACACGCAATCGTAGCAGGGGTCAAGCATTATGAAACCCGACCCCGGCGGACGCATATTCGGGGCCGCGTCGCTGTCCACGCCGGGCGGCTGGACGAAGTGCAAGCGACAAAGCATCTGACGAACGGTGAGTTTTGGGCCGTACTGGAAGCCGCAGGCGGCGGCGGAAACCTGCCGCGGGGCGCAGTCATCGGAACCGTTGAAATCGTCGATTGTGTGCCTGTGGAAGAACTTGTGGACAGTTTGGATAACCGGGAACGCCTGTTAGGTGATTATTCGCCGGGGCGGTTCGCGTGGGTGCTTCAAAACCCGGTCATGTTCAAAACGCCCATTCCCGCCCACGGGAAACAAGGGTGGTGGAATTGGGAGGAACCGACATGAAGTGCCGCGAATGCGAATTTGCATCGGTCCACACATACCCGCGCAATGGAAACAGCAACAGCGCCCACGTCGGGCATTTCGGGCAGGAAGCGTCTTTCTGCAATCACCCGCAATGCCCGCCGCCGGGTCCGCTACTGTTCTACGGGAAGACGGCCCCGCGATACTGCCCGTTGAGAAAGAAAGGTGAAAATACATGAACTATCGACCGAAAGTTGTTCGTTGCCGCTTGAAAACGGGCGGAAAGAGCATTCCACAAATCCGGGAGGAATGCAGAGGGCAAGGCTTGACCTACCGGGACTTTGAGAATATCCAGAGATCGAACGAAGAGTTCGACGGGCTGGTTGTCCTGCTTTCCCTGTGGGCCTACGACAACCACGCAAGCTATCACCTGCATAATTGGGACCCGGCGGACGATGAAAGAATGATGATGGCGATTTACTACGCCGAACAGGTACACCCGTTCCCGCGCTACAAAAACGACCTTGCGAAATTTAAGGCGGATTGGGCGGCGCAGGCATACGACCCCGGCGGCGCGTCCCTGACGTTCGCCCCGGCGGACGTGGAGGAACTGGAAGTTCTCTGCGAGGAAGCGACGGAGCCGGAACCGCCCGCCCCTCCCGCTCAAAAGCGGAAAAAGCATAAGCGGCGGCGGAAGTAAGACCGGGAGCCGCTGACAAACGAAACGGAGGTAAAAGAAAATGAAACTTGCGGCATTCAATGCGACGTGTCCTTTCGAGATCGGGGACAAAATCGGCATGAGGAAGAAAGCCTGCGCGGTGGGCGGCAGAACGCTTGACTTTATCGTTGAACGGACTATCACCGACATTGTGTGTATGCACTCAGTCAAAGCCGGAACGGTGAAGTTCCTGTACGAACTGGACAACGACGGGCGTTTGGTAGAAATCGTTCGTTGACCCGCTTTCGAGCGGGAGAACCACAAAAGGAGGTTTAGACGGTGAAAACCATATCAATTATCAACCTAAAAGGCGGCGTTGCAAAGACGCTGACCGCTGACAGCATGGCCCACGTCCTTGCAACGTTCCACAACAAGCGTGTTTTGCTTGTGGACAACGACAAGCAGGGCAACACGTCAAAGGCATTCGGGGTTCATTCCTACGACGACAAGAGCATTTCGGACGTGCTGACTGCCCGGCGGCTGGACCCGCGGGAGGTCATCAAGAAGACCCGGTTCGAGAATATCGACGTAATGCCTGCGAATATGACCTTGATTCGGGCGAACATGGAAGTCCTGATGGACAGCACCCGCCCCCAACAAACGCGCCTGCGGTCCGCCCTGAACGCGATTGCGGAAGAAAACTTTTATGATTTCTGCATCATCGACAACGCCCCGGACATCAACATTTCAACGATAAATGCCCTTGTCGCGTCCGACGACGTGATTATTCCCATAAAGATTGACAAGTACGCCTTTGACGGGCTGGAAGAACTGAAAGAACAGATCGAGGACACACGGGACGACCTGAACCCGCGCTTGCGCCTTGCCGGGTGCTTGATTACCTGCTTTATCCGCGCCGACGCAGAGAAGCAGGGCGAAGCGTGGTTGCGGTCCCGCCCGGAATACCCCGTCTTTGACACCCGCATTCGATATTCGGATAAAGTCACCGAAAGCACCTTTTCGGAAATCCCTATCGTGGAGTACAGCCGACGGAGCGGAACCGCGATGGACTATATCGCATTCGTTCAGGAATACTTGCGGAGGGGTAAACAATGACGGAGAAAACGGCGGTCCCGGAATACTGCCGGGGCGGGAAGAAAATCCGCGCGTATCAATGCGGGATTTGCGACCGACTGGACGTTGACGACGTTTCAGACAAGCGGTTCTGCCGCGCCGGGTATTGGCCCGGTTGCGGCGACCCCGACGGTTGCCGGGAAGCATTCAAACCGATAACAGGCCGCGGGCGCATCGGCGTTCACCGCTAAAATGTCCGATTCGGACGGAAAGGGGCTATCTATGGGAAGATTTAATTTGAACCAGATTTTGAGTGACACGTCAAAGGCGGCGGCGGGCGGCGGGAGTGCAAAGCCCCGCCCCTCTGAAAGCCGCTATGAGAAATTGAGCGTCTTTGACCTTGTACCGTCGGAGGACAATTTCTATTCCATGCGGGAAATCGGGGAACTGAAAGCGGCAATCGAAATCGCCGGGAAAGTTCTTCAAAACCTTGTCGTCGTTCCGCTGGGCGACGGCAAGTACAAGGTCATTGCCGGGCATCGCCGCCGCCTTGCTTCTATCGAACTTGTGAACGACGGGAAGCCGGAATATGAATTCGTTCCATGCGTCATCGAACCGACAGAGGAAGCGGCGGACGAACAGGAAATACGCGACGGGCTGGACCTGATCGTTACCAACTCGCAGAGAGAAAAGACCGCATGGGACAAAATCGAAGAGGTCCGCTATCTGCGGGAGGTTTTGGAGAAAGCGAAGACAAAGCCCCGGTTCGTCGAACTGTTGCGCCGCATCGTCGAAAAGACGTTTGAAGACGGAGAGTTACAGACGGACGGGACCCGCGATTTTATCGCAAAGGTGCTTCATACCAGCACAACGCAGATCGGACGATATGACACCATCATTCGCCATTTGTCCCCGGAATTCACGGAGGAACTGAAAGCGGACCACATCAACCTTTCGACCGCCTACGAATTGGCGGGCCTGCCTGCGGAGAACCAGAACGCCGCCTTTAAGGAATATCACCTGACAGGGGCAATTTCCATCAAGGCCGCGCGGGAATGGAAACGTCCTGCCCCGCCTGCACCGCCCGCAGAGGACACCGCTACACCTACGCAGGCAGAACGCCCGCAGAAAGAGCGGGAACCCGTAGTCGAGCGGGACAAAGTGCCGGACACGCAGGCCACGCCGCCGTATAGCGCCGCTGTGGAGCGGGACACCGCAGACGGGACGCAGGACACGAAGCCGACCGAAAGCACCCAGCAGAGCGCACCACGCCGCCCGCAGGCTACCAGAAGTAGCGAATGCGGGATTTGCCCGTATTGCGGGGCGAAGTTTGACGCGGCAAAAGTTATCGAATACAGCATTCGCGGCGCGGCGGAGGGAAAGCCGCACACCTGCCAACATTGCGGACAGCGGGTGAAAATCTTTTGTTCGGTTTCTTATTTCTGTTCCCCGGCGGAAGAGTGAGGGGCGCAGATGGACGAATACAAGACCGATTATCTGGAAGCCGCGGCGGAGGAAGCAGAGCGTTTCCGTGAAGCCGCGATGATACTTGCGGAGCGGGCGGGCGTATCAGCGGAAGAAGCCATATACCGCATTCAAGAAGCGTTGCAGGTCATACGGGACGTAATCACGTCCATTACGGACACACCGACAAACGCAGTTGAAAAACTCATCACGCAAGTTGAAGAAGCCGTAGCACAGGCAGAGCCGAAGCACAGCCGCAGGAAACAGCGGAGGGAGCGGGCCGCGCTGATTGAACGGCGGTACATGGTCCAAATCAGACATTACGAGCGGGCGCACCCTTTCCGCAGGGTATATAAGCCGCCTTGATAGAGCAGGAACAGGAGGAAACGGAGCAATGAAGCAAGAAAGAGTTATTGCTATTCTG